AAAGTAGACGGTAAAGAAGTGAAGATTAAATATACTTCACCAATAGCTAAACAGCAAGACGAATTAGAACTATCAACAGTTGGTAGATTTATGGAGTTTATGGGAATGTTCCCACCAGAGATTGTAAATGCTAAAATAAAAGTGGAAGATATGCCACAGCACATAGCTGGAATTATGGGATTATCACCATCTTTGTTACGCTCAAAGCTAGAAGAAGCTGAAAAAGGTCAAGAGATGAACGCTCAACAAATGGCAATTCAAGAAGCGGAAATTGCACAAGGTGTAGCAAAATGATCAACGCTACAGCAAAAGAAGTAAATCAACTCTGCAAAGCTACATTTAATAGCGATGCAGGGAAAAGATATCTCGAGATACTGAAAGCTAAGTTTGTTGATAAAGTGATTTATCAGCCTCATATGGAACACCATGAAGTAGCTTTTATAGAGGGACAAAGAAGCATAGTAATGCTTATCTTGAAAGAGATAGAAACTAATATAGGAGAAAATGATGGGAAATAGAGAACTATCCAATGCTCTAAGTTCTGGAGAGATACTAAGTGTCTTTCTAGGTGGAGTAGATACAGCAGATAAAGTTTTAAAAACAAGTGAAGTAGATGCTAAAGTCAAAGTAACAGATGATAAGCTAGTTGATTATGTTAAAAAAGATGGAACAGTTACAATAACTAAGGAGTTATTTGAAGAATTAATTGCTTCCCCAGCGTATGCTAATGGTAATCTTTATGCTAAAGATGGTGCGCTTAATTATCAGGGATTGTATAATGATGTTACTCTTCAAATAGGGAGAGAGATGCACATAGAGGTTATTAACAATACAGGAGTGACAATATTAAATGGTAAAGCAGTTACAAACAATGGTGTTTCTGGCGGAATACCGCAAATCAAACTAGCACAAGCAGACACATTTGCAAATGCTATCATACTTGGTGTAGCTACACATGATATTGCACATGGCTCTAAGGGGATTATAACAACTGGCGGAATTATTCATGATCTAAATACTTCAACAACAACACTTGGTGTTCCATTATATCTAAGTGCTATTGATGCTGGGGACTGGGTGGAAACAGCACCAGATATTGCTAGTCAAATTGGTGGTGCTTTAGTCCAAGATGCTTCTATTGGAGAACTGTTTGTAAAGATTAGAAATAATATCGTTATTCCTAATGTTATTGGATTGCTACAAAAACAAGCAACTGGAGGTATCTACAACTTAGCAGCAATTGCACAAAATATAGAGAATTATGCAACTGATGGTAATGTGGGAGTTATTGTAGATTTACCAAATGGGACAATTACTGTTCCCGTTGATGGTTTTTATGGTGGAAGCTTTAGCACAACATTGTCTTTCACAAGTGCATCAAGTACAAGAACTGTTCATGCAGAGATTTACAACATAACAACAGCAACAGTAGTAAGTACCTATACATATAATGTTCCTAGAGATGCTACGGAAGCTAGTTTTAGTTTCACATCTAAGTTTATTGGAAGTGCTAACGATGTATATGTTATGAGATTTAGAAGTGATCCAAACATGACAGTAACTCTTACTGATGTATCAATGGACTTGTCTTCAATTAGACTTTAAAACTAATCCCTTTTCGGGGTTAGCGTATAATACAGCATAGTGTGCAATCCCGTACCTATGTTGTATTATGCACTAACAATGCGCATTTTAATAAAAGGATACTTTGATGAGCGAAGAAACATCAAACCCTACTACTGAAAGTACGGGAACAGAAACAACAACAGAGGGCGGAGAGAATCCAATAATAACTTATGCAAATGGTAAGTTTAGTAATGTAGGAGACTTAGAAAAGAGTTACTTAGAAGCACAAAGCTTTATAGGCTCTGGACTAGGTGGATTTGCAGGGAAACCAGAAGCTTACTCATTTGATGGGGAAAACTTTGAAGCTAACGATATGTCAAATGCTCTTTCAGAATGGGGAGCAGACAATCAACTATCTAATGATGGGATAAATAGTCTATATGGCGCTATTAACAGTTTAGACGCTACAAGAGCAGAGGCACAAACTAAAGCTGAAGCATCTTATGTAGCAGAGCAAACAGAGATTCTTGGAACTAATGCAACTTCAAGAATTAAAAATGCTTCTGATTGGGTAAGTGCTAATATCGGAGCAGAAGCAGCAGAATCAATCAATGCAATGTGGGGTGGTGCAAAAGGTGTAGAAGCTATTGAGAAGATTATGAAGCTATCACAAGGTGCAGCACCAACAGCAACCCCAGCACAAACTTTTGAGAGTGCAGAGAAAGTAAAACAGCTTAGATTTGCTAAAGATGATTATGGGAATAGAAAGATGGAAGATCCTAAATACGCTGCATATGTTAGAGAAATGGAAAAGAAGATAGGTTAATTAAATATCTAACTGCAAAACATCAGAGTTGAAAAGCTCTGTGTTTCCATTAGTTAATAAATCGTCTCCAGTCCATCTTGCGTAAAGAAATTCTTTTTTAATTCTCAACTCTTCCTTTATCGCTTTATCTCCAGTATCAAACTCCCATGTCTTTAGAACTGTAATATTTTTTAAATCACAAAGCTTAAATCTTATCTCAACAGAAAAATTAGTTATCCCTATCTTATAAGCAAGTCCATTATTAATACTAAGATAGTACATTATTGCAGGTTTTGTGATATCAAACCCTCCAGCCCTTTTCATGTGAGCGTACATTAAATGAAGCACTCCAAGTTGTTGCCCAGCCTTGTTCGCTCCATTGTGGTCTTTTCTAAAAGATTTTCTATCAGAATAAGATAAAGCTAGTTCGCATAAAGAATCAACAGTCCATTTCTTTTTAGAGCTAGACGGACTCATATGTGAAAAGAGCTTATCGCAATAATCATCTCCTTTATTCCTTGCTATAACATAAGCTGAACTAGAGCCTTTTCTAAAGTCTTGCCTAGTCTTATACTTAGAAGCTTCATTTTTCAGTTTTTCGTCAGTCCATATTGTTTTAAATGGCATTTCTTAATCCTTTTATTGTTTACTTCATTATAGAATGTTGATAATTAAACTAAGGTAAAACACGATAAGCTTATAATTTTTGATTTGATTAATTTTTATGTTATACTTACTTCAATATTGAACAAACAAACAATTCAGATACCTCTTCGAGCCTGAAAGTTTTGCGAGTTTATAGCTAATTGCTATGACCTCCTGGCTTTCAGGAGATACCCTAAGCTTACAGCAAATATTAAAAAATAAAAAAGCTTTAATATAAGCAAAAGGGAGACTATTATGTCACAAGAATTATCAGCAGTTCAGATAGAAGAGTTTGATGTCGAAGTTAAGCACGCATATCAAGGTCAAAAAACACTTAGAGAATGTGTAATGTTTAGAAAAGCAAGTGGAGATACTTACGATTTCCGTAACATGGGTAAAGGTACAGCAACAGTTCGTACTGGATCATCAGCAGATGTAGTTCCAATGGGAATCACACATGGTTTAAAAAAGGCACTTCTTACAGATTATGAAGCTCCAGAATATACTGATATTTATAACCAAGCTGGTGTAAACTTTTCAGAAGTTCAAGAACTTGCAGTAACTATTGCTGGTGCAATGGGTAGACTTGATGATCAGTCAATCATTACTGCATTAGGTTTATCAGCAACTACTGCTATTGGTGCAGGAACACAAGCTCTTGATTTAGCAACTATCACTGCTGCTGCAAAAGAACTTAACAAAGTTGAAGCTCCAATGGAAGATCGTTACTTTATTGTTCACGAGGGTGGACTTAATCAATTACTAAATGATTCAACAATCACATCAGCAGACTTCAATACTGTTCGTCTTCTAATGACTGGGGAAATTGATACATTTATGGGCTTCAAATGGAAAATCATTGGGTCAGGTCGTGCAGAGGGTGGTTTACCACTTACTACAACAGTTAGAACTGGTTACGCTTTTCAAAAGAAATCAGTAGGTCACGCAGTTGGTATCGACATGACTACTCGTGTTGATTATGTTCCGCATAAAGCTTCATGGTTATCTATGGGTATGTGGAAAGGTGGATCTATCAATATTGACGATGCTGGAATTATCCCAGTTAAATACTTAGAATCGTAAGGAGTAAGAAATGGCATTTGTTAAAGCTAATTTCTCTGGAAATATAGGAGCTGGCTCAGGCTCAATAAACCTTTACGTATATAATGGTGGAGCAGATACAATCGCTACACAGCAAACATCAGCATACTTCGATAGTATTGCAGATATTGTAGATGCAGGAGATTGTATCATCTCTGTAGGTAATGCAGTTGGTGGAATATCTTTTGTTACTTCTGCTAAAGGTGTTGTTCCAGTAACAGTATCAGCACTACCGATAGCTTAATAATTAATTAAACTATATAGCACTTCTCTTGAGAGGTGTTATTATATTTTACAAGGAGTATTGAATGGCTGGAAGAGCATCAGATATAGCTTTAGCATCAAATGCAATGATTTTACTTGGTGGTAAAGCAATCGCATCATTTGAAGAATCATCAGCAGAATCACAAATAGCATCAAACCTATTTGAACACTCATATAAAAGTGTTCTATCTAGCCACAGATGGAGATTCGCAGTAAAACAAGCAAAACTTGCAAGGCTTACTGAAAAACCAGAGAGTATCTTTTCGTATCAATTTCAGTTACCAACAGATAATATATATCTAATTCGTGCAATAAACGATAGAAACTATGAGATATACGGAGATAAGTTATACTCTAATGCTTTAGAAGTTACTATTGAACACGTTTTTGACATTAAAACAGACAATATTCCATCATATTTCGCAAAAATGTTTGAATTTTACCTTGCTTCTCAATTTGCTATCCCTCTAACTGGAGATATTGATAAAGCTTCATACTTCACACAAGTTTACGAGAAAGCACTAATCAAAGCTAAATTCGCAGATAGTAGCGCAAGACCTAATCAAACTTTCATTAACAATAGATATACAGATATCAGGAACAACTAATGGGTATTGAATATAATCAATCTAACCTTACAGCAGGAGAGCTTACCCCTCTTCTTCATGCTAGAATTGATATTAATAAATATAATAATGGTGTAGCAACTGCTGAAAACATGATTATTCTGCCTCATGGTGGAATGAGAAGAAGACCAGGATTATCTAAAATTACAGATACAGAAGTGGGCGAGGATGCAAGACTAACTCCTTTCGTATTTAATACTACACAAAAGTATATAGTTTTATTTAGAGTAGGCTTCGTTGATGTATTTCGAGATGGTGTAAAAGTTGCTGCTAACATAGTTTCTCCTTATTCAGATACAACAGTAATTCAAGAACTAGATGTTATTCAATCTGCTGATACAATGATTATATCACATGAAACAGTTGCTACTCATAGACTTCAAAGACAAGGGGATGATGCTACATGGGCATTAGCTCCAATAGCTTTTACAAACATTCCGCAGTTTGACTTTGGCTCTGGAGTAGAGAACGCTTGGAGCGCAACAAGAGGCTACCCAGCAGTATGTACTTTCCATCAAAATAGACTTTGGTTAGCAGGAAGCACACAACTTCCAACTACAATATGGGCTTCTAAAGTAAGTGGATTCTTTGATTTTGGGCTAGGTAGTGGAGTAGCTGATGATGCACTTGCTGATACATTAGATACAGACCAATACAATAAAGTAACAAATATCTTTTCTGGTAGAACACTACAAGTATTTACTACTGGTGGAGAATTTATAAATGCTGCACCAATAATTACTCCAGCAGATTCAGAATGGAGAAAACAAACTGGGTATGGCTCAAAGAGGCTAAGACCTATTTTAATAGATGGTGCAACGCTTTTCATAGATAGTTCATTAAGAACAGTTAGACAGTATCTATATGACTTTAACGAGGGTGATTATGTATCTCTTAACTTATCACTTCTATCTTCTCATCTAATAACTGATGTTGTTGCAATGGATGCTATAAAAGGTACAAGCTTTGATGTTGGGGACTATGTTTATGTAGTTAATGCTGATGGGACTTGTGCAGTCTTAAATACAATGAGAAATGAAGCTATTACGGGATGGACTCATTGGACAACTGATGGACTATTTAAAGATGTAGTTGTTGTAGAAAAAGAGGTATATTTTTTAGTGGAGAGAAATGGAAACTATTTCATTGAGAAGCTAACAGAGGATACTTATACAGATCATAATTCTATAACATTTGGAGAGCAGCCAGATGAAGATAATATTATTGCTGGAGCAGACAATATCATTCATGGCGCAGATAATATTGTTTTTACAAATACTGCAACGGGAGTTCCAATAACTGAACAAGTAACTGATTATGGAGCAGAATTTGCAAATACATACTTTAAAGTAATAGCAGACTTCTCTATAATGGCAGATGCTCAATACGAGGGTACACCAGGAGACAACAAGTTTACAATATCAAGAGTTGCATACAGAATAGAAGTTGGATTGAATTTCGATGTATCTGTAAAGACACTTCCAGTAAGCACAGAGACACAAAAAGGTGTTACTCTATATAGAAGAAAGCGCATCGTTAAAGTGGATATAAATGTTTTTGAAAGTCTTGGAGTGTATGCAAGAACAAGACAAGTAGCAGATAGACAATTTACAGTAGTTTTAGATGAAGCTCCAACTCCTTTTACTGGATTTAGAGAGATGTATCTACTAGGATATGATAGACTTGCATATGTAGAAATATTCCAACAAGAGCCACTTCCTTTTATACTAAGAGGCTTAGGAACTGAAATTGCGTACTAAAGGAATTAATAATGGCTGATGAATATCAAGGAAGTAACGCTTACGCAGGAGTTGCAGCTTTTTCTTTTGGGACAAGTGTTTTATCGAACTATATGCAAATCAATGCAGCAGAAGACAAAGCTGATGCTTTAGAATATAGTGCATCAAGATATAGATTCAAGGCTGAACGCTCACAACTTGCAGCAGAGTCAGCGAGAACACAAACACTTTTAAATAACACATTGTTATTAGAAGAATTTAACAATACACAAGCACTTCAAGCAGTTCAATTTACAGCACAAGGAAGAACTGGTGCAACAGTAGCAAATATCATAAGACAAGACCAAGAGAATCTAAACTGGGATAGAGAGTTTATGAAATCTTCTGGAGAGATAGAAGCACTTAACTTAGAGTTAGATGCACAAGGATATATGCAAGATGCAGCAGCTACAGATATGGCAGCAGCAAAAAGTGTAAGGACAGCATACAAGCAAGGTGCAATAGGCTTACTAGGTGCAGCAACAACAGCAGCACTAATCGTTTAGGAGCAATATAAATGCCATTACCAACATATCAAAAACAAGCAAGACAAGTAGGAATTCCAAGACAGATTCAAGGCGGAGACAGAGGCAATGCAGGGATGCTTGAAGAAGCACAAGGCAAAATGTCTCTTGCTCAAAAACTATCAACATTCTCAAGCCAACTAGGACAACTTGCTGGAAACATGGCACAAGACCAAGCTGGTAAAGATGCAGTAAGAGATGTGCATAATAGAAAGCAAAAGATAGCAGATATTAACAATGATGATACACTAGATGATACAGAGAGAAGCGAACAAATATCAAATCTTTCAGAGGGTGCAAATAAGGCTTTTGTTGGTGTATATTCAAGAGCTTACGATAGTGCAGCTAAAGCAGCATACTCTAATCAGATAACAGTCGATGCAAAAGAAGCTTCAAATCAAGCTATGATAAAAGCTAATGGTGATGCAAATATGTATGCTAAACAAATGAAAGAGTTTAGAGATGCAACAGTACCAAACGCACCATCAGAAGAAACTGGAATCATTGCAGACTTAGCTATAAATCAGTATGGAAGTCAAGGCTTTAAGCAGCTAAAAATGGCAGAGATTAGAAAAGATGAAGCACAAAGACACCAAAAATCTAATTCTGCAATAGCATTACAATCGACTGATATAGTATCAAACATGACAGAGGGAGACTGGGTAACTGGCTCACAAAATCTTTTTAAACTAGAGCAAACTTTAAAAGATGGTATCGAGAATGAATGGCTAAATGCTGATGATGCTTCACTCCAAATGATGAAAGCTACTGAAACTGGGATACTTGCTTATGCTAAAGACAGAATAGCAATGCTAGAGCCTATTGAAGCTAAACAGTTTATCCAAGACTTTAGAGATGGCAAAATGAGTTCAGAGATACCATCAGAGTTCTTTGATGTAGATAATGCAAAACTTGCTGACAGAATGGACTATCTTTTAAATAAAGAGGTAAGAAGAAGAGATATTGCCATTGAAACAAAGGCTAAAAAAGATTATGACAGCGTTAAAGACACAGTATATCTTTTAGATAATGGCGAAGAAGTATCAGACGAGCAGTTGGTTATGGACTTAAAAAAGAATCTAAAGCCAGAAGTTAAAGCCGACTTAGTTACAGCTATCAAAGATAACTCATACTTAAAACAGTTTGATACACTAAGCCTAAACCAACAAGTGCAAGTTATGAACGATATCGAAACTAAAGACGATAAAACTGCTGATGAATTAAGACTACAAAAGAAATACGAGAAGCATTACGCACAAGCACAAAAAGATATTGCTAATGATCCATTAACATACTCACAAGATAAAGCATTTGATTCAGAATTAGAATATCTAAGCTTAACTGATTCAGACTTAGAGCTAAAAGCACAAGAAAGAATCACACAAGTAGAATTTTCGAGAGAGTACACTAATCGCAGAGTAGGTTTCTTTACTAAGCAAGAAGTAACTGATATCAAAAGTGAATTAACTCAAATGACTTCACAAGATAAAATGGGAGTAATTGATAGAATAAATGCACTTCCAAAACATTTAGTAAGCGACACATATAATCAATTTGGTGGAGCGTTTGCTTTTGCTGGAAATCTTGCTGCTTCTGGAAATGGAATGGCTGCAAAAACTGCACTAATTGGAAAAGGTGCTGATGTAGTTCTTCCAGAGAGTTTCACAAATTCGTTAAAGCTTAAAATCGCAGATGCTTATGGTGGATACAATGGAGAATACTACTCACAAAGCGTTGATGGATTAGTTGATTATGCAAAAGGAATAATACTTAGTGGTGGAACTGCTGATGATGTAGGCCAACTGCTTAAAGATTCAGTTGGAGAAATGAGAGTATATAATTCTAAAACAACTATACTTCCACAAGGTGTAGAAAAAGATAACTTTGAATCATGGTTAGATAATATTGTAGTTACTGATAGACCTGGATTAACAAAAGGGCTAAATGATATGACTGATATGTTTTTCGATGGAGATTATCAACTTCATTATGCAGGACATGGGGAATATTATGTTAAAATTAAAAACAATGGAAGTCCTTATTTTGCAAAAGATTCAGACAATCCTAAAAAGCCATTCGTATTAAAATATAAGGTCGATTAATGGAACGCTATGAAGCTGATATGCCACT